GTGACGGCGCTCAACAATGCAATGAATGCCACCCCACTCTTTGCAAATATTAGCTTTACAGATTTTTCATCTGTGTTTCAACAGAGTGGAAATTTTGCCATTCTTTTTAATACACCAGGACCCGTTGTATACAATATACTTACGAATACATACCAAGCAAATCTAAGCATTAATGATGTTGTAAACTGGTTTTTTCAGACGAGTCAAACCGCCGGTGTTACAGAGTTTACCTATAATGAAACACTTGTAGCCTACTACTATCCTATTATATACCAAATAATAGCAAGCGCAAATATTACGGTTCCTTTTAGTACAGGAACGTTAACTATTCCTGACGGATTCACCAGCTGGTACAATTATATATTGTTCGGATTTCAGGGTCTTAATGATCCTTATATTACAGCAATCGCACTTGAGCCTGGAAATCAAACAATATTTGATAATTACCATTATCAACATACATTCAATACATCGTTAATCAATCAATATAACTGTAGCTATAATTCACAGCAAGGACGCCTGGTAATATCTGCGCCAAGTTTAACGCAGAGTATCGCAACGGACCTTACAGTAGAATATTCGAATATTTTGAATGCGCTGATTTCGAGTAACGATGCTGTAAATCCAGGATTTCAGATTGGAACCATTGATAATTTTAATACACTATATTCTAATCTACAAAATTCAAATGCTGTTGTAACCGCATTTTATAACTTTTTACAGGGTAAGTTCACAAGTAATTTTGGTATTAATTTTGGAACCTATTCGGCACAATTTTATGCGAATTCAAACAACCAGATTACTATATATAATACATTGAATCAATTTGGATGGAATCTTGCCCTTACACCAACCGCATCGTTTGCGGCAATAAATTCGAATCCACTGCCAGCACAGACATCGAATTATTGGCCAAATATTATCTTTTCTAAAACGGCAAATACAACCGCGGTATCTACATTTGTATCAACTATTCTGCCACCCTCCTTTCCTATTGTAAGCAGTGTTCCACAAATTCTATTTTCAAATGCCGGTGAATCGGAGTACGGATATACAGATATTGTATTTCCTATATTACCCACAAGTTATGTTCGTACGGTATTTGGTACAAAGTACAGACAAACTATTAGTTTAATGACAATTCCGCGTTATATAAATAATCGTAGTTCAGGAACGCAGGAGGTCTATAATTTTAATGTAAATACATCAACTCCATCGCTTCTGTTTGATGTTCGAACGAGTCCAAATGAATATATACTTACAGATATTTCAGGAGTTACTATTTTTAATATGTACACAATTCTACAAAATATGTTTAATTCTGCCGATTATATGCGTGCTTACAATCAATGGCAGAATTATATGTATGTAAATATTCTTGGCGGAAGCCGTGTACAACCTGGAGATCCTAACTATAATACACGTCCGCCAGTTTCAGCAATTAATATGACAAGCTATCGTCCATTTATATTTTTTCAAGTAAATGCCGATCAGTATCCTATTTCACCAAATGCGCTGTTTTATGTTACATTTTATGTAGAAACACAAGACGGAACCCCGTTTCCTACACCGATTACAATTACATGGTATAAGGATCGCGCAGGATTTATGGCGGATGCGTTGCCTGCTATGGATACTGTGAATATCAATACAGAAAATCCACGCCATTACTTTCAGACACAAAGCTACGATATAAGTCTAAATTCCGCATCAATGTCGGTTCCTGTAACAAACTTACAACAAACATATTTTTATGTACATTATTCTCTCAGTGGAAATCAGCCCAGTGTAGCATTGCGAGTATTTTGTGTACTTACAAATGCGTATGGTGTTTATACGCAGGCAACTCAGAACGATTTGCTTGATTTGCCTTATGCGAATTTACCACCAATTGCCAATCAGAATTCGCCTCAAAGTGCTGAATACCAAAATAATTTAATTTCTATCTATTCGACGTCGGTTACATCTATAGGGTACGACATATCAGGTGTTTCAAATAATCTAACAGATTATATTATTGTTGCTCCTAATAATAATTACTACGACCCTACGAACATTCAAACCTATGAAAATGGTGTTCAATCTGGTGTGCGTTATCAGTTTAACTTATCAAATGTAGGTGTACCGGCTCCTGCGCCAAACTTAGTCCCGCCGTGGTCTCTCTATTTTGGATCGAATTCCGTAAATACAATTTTAGATTTATATAATACATCAAATATTACTTATCTGAGTTCTTTACAAGCAGACACATATCCTGGTAGTACAAGTTATATTTTGAATAATGAGTCTGTACTGGCATCATTTTTAGACCCCACCTTGCCCAGCATTAAAGAGATATATTTGACGCCAGGTCAAGATATGTATATGCCCGTCAATTCGACGACTATCTTTCAACCTTGTATCAATTACACAAGCCCAACGGTAACCGATTCCTCCACGTCGTTGGCGTTTGCGGATACAACCGGCATTTCAGGATTAGGATTCTTCTTGCCGCCAAACAATATTGTGAATTTGTCACAATTTATTGTAAAGTTTGCGTACGCGTCTCCTACGGAGACAAATACATCAAACTATATTACGCGCACATCAAGTCCGTTTACGTATTATGGAGCAAATGTTACGCAAGGAGTCGTCAATGGATGGTTATATAATAATAGTGCTACACCGACGGCGTTAAGTACAAATACTGTATGGGACGATTGGTATTTATGGAATCGCATTAATACAAAACTCGCTATTTTCCCTACTGCGCAAATTAAGGGTGTAAGTACGAATATGCTCTCCCTATCGAGTGCTCTATATACAATGACCCTTAATAAGGTTACACAGGTATGCCAAAATCAAAATATTATAGGTACACTACATACACGAGAACCGGATTGGGGCACTTTCTATGAATATACTATTAGTAATAATTCAACGATTCTATACGCACCCCTTTCTAAAAATATTAGTAGTATATTTTCTACAATTGTTGCGCCTGCGGATATTGTGCCGACCTATATCGCGGGTGATACGAGTTATCCTGGATATACACTAACCGAGGCTCAAATTTACAATTATACCTATTTGCCTCGATCATATGGTATTGCGCCGTCAGTTGGAAACGCTGTCAATTACCCTTACCCAGGCATTTCATCTTATACGGCTGATATTCCCAATTCGTACACCGCGGTTCCATTTTCTTATAATGTATCAACACAGACATGGAGCGTAGGGTCCTTTTATGCGGTCAGTTTTACTCGACAGCCCGCTTTGCCGAGTAATGGTCTCATTGGCGCCGCACCTTATTATGGTCCGCCTGGTATGTTTGGCTGGAATGTGAGCAGTAGTGTATTTGCTCTTTATAATGCCGAGCAACCGACATTTCAGCCATACTATTGGCTAGGCAAGGTAAATTTTACCAGTTTAGCTAATATTGAGTATAATCCGGCAACAGATTTGTCAGCATTTGGCGGATACGCTGGACTCAGTGGTGAATATCAAGATACAATGATGTTCTTTTATGGTAATAATTCACTTAATGCCGATTATACCGATATTTCAACAAATACACAAAATTGGGCGTGGGGACATGAAAGCAATACAAACTATTTAGCCTACGATGATCAAGGAGGATATAACTTCCTATCCTATTTGTATAATTTGACGGTTCGTCCAACTGTGCCTCAATACGCAGTTCATGTGCGCGGGTACGATCCAATACCACGATTTACAACGGGGCTTCGTATTATTGGTAATAATTATACAAATTTTGGAACTCCTACATTGGGTGAAATCGCGCAGGAAATTAGTAGTTTACAAGGATATTCTCCAATCTCTGATATATCAGGATCACTCTATTTACAAAATACGCCTGCGTATAATCAAATTATTAGTACGAATAATGGTATTCGACTTGGAAACGGTAATCAGTTTAGCCATATCTATGCCGACGCACTCGTAAATTTTAATAGTAACTTCTTTATTAGTTCCATTACCTTTGGAACACGGGCTGGATTTCAAGGTATGTCGTTTACATTTACAGGGTATCAAAATACACTCGAACAATATATAGCCTACTATAGCACCGTTACATCAGAATTTACGACGTGTACAAATATTTTATCAACGACCACCGGTTTATTAAACGAATATGTAGTTTTTCGATATGGTAATATTTTACCACCTGGTATTGTCAGTCGTTCACATTATACCGCTCCTATCCCATTTCAGCTTCTATTCGATTATAATTTACAGCCGCCGTATAATAAACAGATTGATCAATGGGGTCTTGGTTGGTATCTTGGATTTCCTAAGTTAACCGTACCGGTCATTGGTCCTCGTACACTTGTAACATCCGCAACGTTCATTCGTATTGTACAAAACTATATTTACTTACGTCTCAATCCGGCGCAAAATATTAATACACTTGCTGTTTCCGCAAAGGAGAATTTGAGCGAGACCCGCGAGTCTCAGGGTATGGATACACAGTATTTCACGAAGATTATTCTCGCGGATTTCGCAAACTATTGCCGCGCCGGTGTTCAGTTACAGAAGGAATTCTCGCCGGTACTAGGCAAGTATGAGGTAATTGAGTGTCAGCTCACGGACCAAAATGGTAATATACTGAGTAATACTGACTGTGACTATGATATGGTGATTCAGATTACAGAAACGACAAACGGACCTACACCTGAATCTACCTTATTAGGACCCAAGAGCGATTTGACGGTTTATCAAAATAAATAATTGATATACCTTAGGAAATGGCTGCTATCAACGCAACATTAGCGGACTATTACAAGGGTGGACCCAAAGACTGGAATGAAGTCTTTAAGGCGACGTGTATCAAGTCGCACTGGGATCCGACAATGGTTGTAGAACATATTTTACCCAAGTTTCAGCATGATATGGCGTTGGATCCCCGCGAATCGACGCGCAATTGCTATGTATACTATAATACGTCACCTGGCGATGCTCCGTTAAAGAAGTATCCAGAGATGGAACAGCTACAGGCACCATCATACCTATTAGGCGGTCCTCATCGCCCCGCTACCTATGAAAAACCGCAACAGCTCGCACAACAAACTGTACCTGTATTTCCGCCCGGTGGTGCCGCAAGTCTAGGATTTCCCTACAATGGATTCAAGCCAAATGTTGAAACGGATGTTTTGCGTATTGACGAGGCTCTCACAAAATGCGCTGAGAAGCGCTATATCCCCCCAGGAGGTATCCCGGCACCGTCTATACAAAACCGCAACGTGCCAGGTGTATATCTCGGAAATAGCTCAACCCTTTCCCCGCTACTCACTCGTGTAACAAAGCAGGCGGGGTGCCGTAATGAGGACGATGAGCAGGCGTGGAATCGCTCGGCGCGCCTTTTCTTCAATCCTACCAAGTACGACCGTACTATTAATGTGCCGCCGAATCTATACCAGCCGAGCTCGCACAATGCCCTTGTGTGCCCTCCCTGGAATCGCAGTTAAAAAGTCGTAACCCAGCCCAAGAACCCGACCCACAATGACTAATATTTATCGCATCTTTCCGCAGCTTTGGAGTCAAGGAGGATGCTTTCAGGCGCAGACCGTTTATGCCATTGATAGACAGCCTCCACCAAACACGTTTCCGACGCAATGTAGCACTCGTCAATATGATGATCCGGCATATTGGTACGAAGGAAACAACTTTCAACGAATACTTCCTCCGCCTGCGGATTTCTCACAACAATGCTGCTTCCAGTCGCCGTCGTGGAACGCCGTTACATGGCGCAGCCTTCCGCTATGGCTTTCCTATGTTCAGTCGGTCGGCTACACGGTAACCACTGACTTATCTACACTCTCGCCATTTACAAGCATTTATATCAGCGGTCCTTAGCAGGATGAGTTCGTATCCGTTGTATAACTGGAGTTTAGAACCTACAATTAGTTTCAGTTATGCCGGCGCAGGAAGCGGAGTTATTGGTAATCCCGCACTTGTAATTGATTCGCAGCAAAATACCTATTTTGCGGCAGTGGTTATAGGACAGAATCCTAGGGCATCTCCCAGTGTATCATCGGCGTATCAAGTCTACAATAACATAGTTGTTGGAAGTTCAGACCCCAACGGAAATCTTTTATGGTATAAGTTTTTCCCAGAATTGGTCGTTGCGGCAAATCAGACTCAAGTAGCCCTTACAATAGGTACGAATAACGATTTATATGTTGCGTTTGTAACCCCCTCTGCTGTAAGCGGATGCTATAATATGTATGGTATACCGGCACAATGGTGCCCGCCGTTATATATAGCAACATCAAATCCAACCGGACCGTATGATATTGTTCTTGCGCGTATTAACTATACATCGTCGAGTCAAACTGTCGCGTGGGTTCTACAAAATGCCCGCCTCAATTCGGTTTGGAACGAAACTGCGCCGCAACTTGCCATTGATACAAACACTGGTCTACTCTATGTAACCTATCAAACAAATGGTGATATTCTCTGTTATACATCGATAGGAACCACAAATGTTGCGGTATCCTGCTTTACATTAAACGGTACGCAATTATGGTTAGAATGCCAGCAAAATATTAATAGTACAGGAGCAAATACAAATCCTGCTATAGCAGCAGATCTCAGTGGCGGTGTATATGTTGCCTATCAAACAACCGCAACTGTAAGTGGAGGTAGCACTATTACCTCTCAGCAAATCGAAATGGTAAAATTTCAAACATATTTAACGTCTACCGGCGCTCTTTCATCATATAGTCGGCAATGGGTTCTAAGTAGCAGCGCAAGCCCAAATATTTTCGCAACGGGCGGAACATCATCGGTGCCATCGCTTACCAGCGACGGTACAAATACGTATATCGCCTTTCTTACAACTGGTGTAGTTGGGTCGAATTATCATACTGGGTCGGCAAACGATTTAGTTGTTGCGAAAATTACAACGGCGGGCAATACAGTATGGATACAGCAAGGAAGTCAATTTAATCGTGCGCCTTATACATATAGCGATTCGATTCTGCCATATATTACAACCGAAAGTCTAATTACGCCAACTTATATGCCAAATGTGCTTGTATCTCTACAAACCTCCTCTGGTTCGTTTACAACTATACCACCTTTCGGCAACGTAAATGTGTTTATATTTAAAATAGCCTCGACAACGGGATATAACATATTTGATTATAATGGATTTAATAATATGCCATTGGCATATACATCGGCATCGACAGCGTTACTGCCTACAGCGGGACCGAATTACTATTCCCAAGTGGCAATTAAAGCCATATATTCGAACATTTATTTCTTGTTAAGCTCGTTAATACCGTTACCATTTAATACAATTACAAGTTGTGAAGCCGACCTTATATTGTTAAAATACGAACTTGTAAATTATTATCCAAGTGTATCTCCCTTCCAATTTATGACGTCGAACAAAAAAATATGTAGTTGCGGGGCAAATTGCGCATGTGGATACAATTCTACAGTTCCCAGTGCTCCAGCAAACCTTGTTGCGACTCCTGCGACTAAGTCAGCAATCCTTACATTTACACAGCCTTCAGATGGTGGAAATTCACTCATAAATTACGCATATTCTATTAACGGGGTCACACCCTCTACCCCTTTCGCACCACCGCAGATTACTAGCCCTCTTACAATTAGCGGATTGACAACCGGTATTTCTTACAGTATAAAACTTCAGGCAATTAATGGTATTGGATATGGACCAGCTTCAACGGCGGTGACGGTGATACCAACATAATTATTCCTCGGTAATCTTTGGTGCCAGATACGCAATGAAATGGCTTGCGGCGCCAAAGCGGAAGGTGGCGCGTAGGGGAGCCGCAGGGTCAAATTCAAGTTGAGTGACGGATGACAGCGGCGAGCCGCCCTTGATAATCATTGACACATACTTGGTGCCAAACCGTGCCTCGACTGAATCACCGCTCAGTTCCATCTCACGGTCGTCGGTATTTTCAAGCGTCTGTTTTACCGATCCGCTATCACCCACCGTCGATAGATGAAGCCCATCCTCGTTCAAAAGCAGTGTAAGAGTGTCGCCAAAGTGCGCAATCTCCTTGACAACTGTCAGGATATCAGCGGTCTTGATGGTTACATTTGCGGAATAGTCCATCGAGGGTATCTCATTGGTATCATCCAGAATTTCAAGGGTCGGCACATCATACACAGCCTTCTTCGACATCTTCACATTATAGCACTCTACAATAAACTTATCCGCCTTGTAAATCAGCGTCACACTATCCCCCGCACCGATAGGGGACATCACCCGCGCCAATACCGCCATGTTGACACTAACAATGAGCGGATGACCAACAGTAGCCTTTGTACAGTCCGCCGCCGCCAGCAAATAATCAACGAACCCAACATGCGAGGCATCCATACCGCTGATGCGAATACCATCGGCGCCGATGCGAAGGGAGGCAATCGGTAGAAACTCTTTTAGAGCCTCTACCGATGAACGAAAGAGCACAACATCCTTAGGTACGAACTCCATCTTCTTCAGTACCTTGTTTGAAATCCAGGCACCCCTAAGTCAATTTTTTTAGACCTAGACCTCCACGCTATCCTCATTGCGCCTCTGGAAATAGTTGCGGAGCAGGTCACGCAGAGCGCGCTGGTCCGCCACCAACACCCACGCTCCGCAAGCGTCCCTACTTATCGCCACCTCAGGGTCAAATTGCGTATCTACCAGAATATCCAAACGGGTTTTGTAGCCCCTATCCGCCTTCCGCCCGTGCCAATAATGTAGAATCGTCCCCGCTACATACCCAATATTTTGTTGGAGAGCACAGGCACGTTCTTGCCATTCAAGAATATATTTACGGTAAGTTGGATGAACACGCTCAGGAATATAATCGGCAACCTCGCCGATAAATGAGCGTGCCATAATACTATCGGCTCCTCCAACGATCGCCTTATCAAAAAGCCCTCCAAGTGTGTCAATTGCCTCACGGGTCGCTGCCCAACCGTATCCTGGATGCCAAGTTCTATATGGTTTTGGCTCATTTGTTTTCTTACTAAACTCACTCCAATAAATATCACGATGTCTATAACAATATCCGAATCCTTTGTCAACTGATAAAACCTCATTCTTAGGTCCGAGATCAACTATATCTGTAAATAGTTGAACGACAGGATGATGCTGGAGTTCATAGACAGTATCTTCCATCCAGGTCCGATTGATAAATTCAATATCTCCATCAATCCATGCGACATATTTCCAGTCTGATGGTAAGTTTAAAAGACCGATATTAATCAGATTTTCTTTGTACCATAATTCTGAGGTTAGATGAATTTGAATATGTTGGGGATTGTTTTTGTCGGTCACTTCAAAGGAAGAATCGCCTAACACGCCCTCTACAATATAGAGTTTTGAGGCATCTATACGTTTCATAAACTCTTTGAAAAGTCGCACACGTGTTTTATATCGTTCAGGGTTTGTTATAACCGAAACGATATAAAAATGCTCAAGCATCTTGAACATATATTTAATATAATGGTTTATACCTTATCAACGCTGTCTTCGTTACGGGACTGAAAATATGTACGAATCTGGTCGCGCATCTCCTCGTGACCAGGGAAGAGCGTCCATAGACCCTGCCAGTCCTTATGGATATGGGTATGAGGGTCAAACTGGTTATCAACGGCAATTTCCCAGCGACCCTTGTACTTACGATCCGTCTTCTTACCGTGCCAGTAGTGGACAATAGAGCCGCTGACATAGCCGATGTTCTTGTGGAGGCGGAGAGCACGCTCCTGCCAGTTGAGAACGGCGGCACGGTAGTTGGGATGGACACCCTTAGGGATAGAGCGCTCACCTTCGCCGATGAGGCAGCACGCCATATGGTGGTCACCGGCACCGAGGATGGCAAGGTCAAAGAGACCACCAAGGGTGTTGATGGCTTGACGAGTTGCCGCCCAGCAGTAACCAGGATGCCAGTAGGCACCCTTGCCGCCGCTGCCGTAGTAACCGTAGTAGTCAACGTTTGAGAGATCAACAGTTGAGACGGTTACGCCAGCGGGCTTGCTTACCATCATAGAGCGGTCGTTGCCGTTCTTAAAGCAGTAGGCGAAGCTCTTGTGGACGGAGAGAATCTCATGCTTGGGACCGAGATCGGCGGCGTCCTCATACATCTGGACAACGGGGTGGTGCTGAAGTTCGTGAACGGTCTCCTCCATCCAGTTGGGGTGCGTAAAGTCAATATCTCCATCGACCCACGCAACATACTCCCAACTGGCAGGTAGTCGAGAAATGCCGATGTTGATAAGGTTCTCCTTATGCCATAGTTCAGACTCAGTACGTAGCTGGATATGACGAGGATTGCTTGCGTCGGTGACCTCAAAGGCACGGTCGCCGTAGGCACCCTCTACGACGTAGAGTTTGGCGCCGTACTTATCCATACGAGCCATAAACTCCTTGAATAAGCGTGGGCGGGTCTTGAATCGCTCAGGGTTTGTCATCACTGCGATAACGTAGAAGTTGTCTAGAAGGTACTCATTGTCGCTCTTGGGTAAGGTGATGGGCATTTTTTCTGCTGAGTATAAGGGTTTTAAAAATTGAGCCAAACCGCATCGTATAAGTGATTTTTAACGATGTCAACCAAAAATAAATCACCGTTGCGATATCCTGGCGGAAAAACGCGCGCAATTTCTATTCTAGAAAAGTATCTCACCGAACATTATCCACACCGGAGAACACTTTTGTCACCCTTCTTTGGCGGAGGTAGTTTTGAACTCTATCTTACTACGAAGGGCTACCACATCCGAGGTAATGACTTGTTCAAACCGTTGTACACCTTTTGGCAAACATTAAAGGAGTCATCTGAGGATATTAAGGATGCGGTGGAAAGTGTGATGCCTGTGACTAAAGAGTACTTTCAGGAACTCCGTACAAGTATTCAGACAATGACTGACCCCTTGGAAATAGCTGCTGCGTATTATATTATTAATCGTTGCTCGTTCAGTGGTGCAACATTCTGTGGTGGATTCTCAAAAGAGGCGTCAACAGGACGACTCAATGAGTCTTCCCTTGAGACTCTTCTTGCTACAAATCTAGAAAACGTCACATTCTCCAATTTGGACTGTAAGATGTTTCTTGTCGCAAATCCTGAAACTACTGATACAGTCATCTATGCTGATCCACCATATTATATCAGTTCTTATATTTACGGAAAGGATGGTGATATGCACGAGGGGTTTGACCACGCAGGCTTTGCCACAGCGATTAAGAAGCGCCGAGATTGGATGATTAGTTACAATGATTGTCCATATATTCGAGAGTTGTACAAGGATTGCCGAATCGAGACGGTAACGTGGTCATATGGGATGGATAATGGAAAGAAAGGGTCGTCGGAGATACTTATATTACCGATATAAGGACCCGGCAAATATTTTTATATCATAAGCAAAATTTGAGGAGCGGTTAAGGGCTAAAGAAAAAAACCAGATTACAAGTAGGTATATGGAATATGCTTAGCTTATACAAATTGGTATTCGCTTTTGCGAGTATTTTAACGGTTGCTGGTCAAGGAGCGGCTGGTACTGGTTCAGCGTCTCCTAGTCACATTGCTGTCGCTTCACCGAGCTCTGTTGCGGGTATTTCCCTAAGTGGCACCGCAACTCGTTCGCACTCTATTTCTCTCACTGCCACTGACACTGCGACTATTTCGCGCTCTCGTGGCGTTGTTTCTTCCACCGCCACGCGAACACGCGCAGTAATGTCTCCTTCTGCCACGGACTCTCGTGCCGTTGCCACACCCACCGCCACCATTTCACGTACGCGTGCCCTTATTTCCCCTTCCGCCACCGATACTGCTACGCGAACTCGCGCGATCGGTACATCTTCTGCCACCATTACCACAACCCGCTCTCGTGGGGTAGGCACCTCATCCGCTACAGACACAGCAACGCGCTCTCGTGGGGTAGGCACTCTGTCCGCTACAGACACAGCAACCCGCTCTCGTGCCGTTATTTCCCCTACCACTACGGCATCACGAACGCGTCCAGGCGCCACCCCATCCGCTACGGATACGGCAACACGCAGCCGTGCCGCAGCGACTCCAACATCCACGGATACGGTGACACGGTCCCGTACAGCTACTGATACTATAACACGAACCCTTTCGCCCGGCTCTACAGCATCTCCTACATCTTCACGCGCCGCTGGATCATCCTCAAATACTATTACAGAAACACGAAGCGAAACGCAAACGCCGACGGTAACCCGTACAGAAACGCAAACGCCGACGGTAACCCGTACAGAAACGCAAACACCAACAAATACTCAAACCCCAAGCAACGCAGCAACTCAGTCACCTACACCGGCTGTAACCCCTTCGCCAACACCATCATCATCAATGTCAACGGCGTTTACTCTAAATATTCCTAGTACTCAGCAGTCAAATGCTGATACCTTGATTCGCGGCTATGTAAGCAGTTATGCTGCTCAGGCAGGATATAGCAATGCGGTAATAAATAGTGTAACGTGGGTGAATGGAGCCTATGTAGTAACTGGCAATGTTGTTGGTGCCCAGCAGTTCCAAAGCGGTTTCCCTCTCTCTTCTGCCTATACAAATCTAATCGCATCCCTTGCTCCATCTCCTTCATCTACGCCTAGTGCGTCTCCATCTGTAGCATTACCGGTGGGTATTGCGGTCGGTGCTACAGCACTTGCAGTGATTGGCGCGGCGACCGCCATTTATCTAACCCGACAAAAACGCCGTCGCATTTCGGTTGACCCCAACGCTCCAACTGTAATGAATACATTGAAGAATGTCATTCCGGCAACACGAATGTCCCCCTTGGGGACAAACGGGTCCCTGCCAACTGCTATCCAGCCTATAAATGAAGATTACTATGATCCCGAGCAGGCAACACGTCCAATAAGTTTCCAGGAAAACAGCCACGTACAGACACTACAGAAACAGGCAAGTATGCCAGCCGCTGAGCTGAAGGCACGTATTAACTTTGTACCGATTAACAATACTAAGCCAGCATTTGATAAGGTTAAGATGTCAACGTCGGTACCATCATCCCCTGTAATTCCTCACGGTTTCCAACAATCCCTATCAACACGCCAACTCACTCACCCGTTTATGTCACGGCGGCATACGTTGCCTCCCCCACCAGCAAGTGAGTTTGATTTGAATAGATCGTCGCCTTCGCTACAACCACCTCCGCCCCCGCCAGAGGAGGAGCCGAGAGTCGCATTCAATGCTCTTCCCCCTCGGCAAAATTATCCGCCACCACCAATAGAGTGAGCAGATGAGTTCTATGAATGTAGAGGGTAAGGGAAGACGTGCCGCGAAGCAAAAAGTGTATACCGTTGATACTCGCAAGCCAAGGGCAAATGCGGAGTTATCGGTATTTTTAAATGCCACCAACGAATTTCAGGAGATTTTGCCCAGTGTAGCTCCACGCAGGGCACCAATATATCGTTATTTTCGTTACATTGGACGTGATGAACGTGATAGAATAAATGGTTATCCAGGCGGAAAAGACGCATTAGAAATACTATTTCGTGCGGCAGCAGGAGCGCCATCTCCTCTACCACCTGCAGCACCAATGGCTCCTCAACTTCCTCCTGCGCCGGCAGGGTCGCAGGGCAGTTATGGTGCAATGCACGAAGATGATAGTATTGATGATTTAGCAAATACTTTAGCAGAGCAGGGTGTTGCTTCACAGGGTGAGTTTGATGAACTTGCCGCATTGATGGAGCAGAAGGCACAGATTGGCGGTAGACGCCGAACCAGACGCCGCCAACGCAAGTCCCGTAAGTTCCGCCGCAGCAGCCGCCGTTGAAAAATTGAACACAAATAACCGAAATGAACCATAGGACACAATGGTTGATTCCGTCCAAGTCCAAGTCCCCCGTAATATTATTTATGCGCTTCGTCGTATACTTCTAGCCATAGAGCAAAATCGGAATTGTACGCGGCATATGATTCAAGGCGTTATTCAACTTCTTCGTCGTATTTACTTACTTATAGTCAACACAGAAACCCTTGTTTTCGTAAACCCGCCCGCAGGTGAATTCGAACGTCTAATCGGCAGGCTAGAGCGCTGGGTTGTTCAATGGGAAGAGCGTGCGCCGATCGATACAGAAATAAATGCCTTAATTCCAATCTTCTATGAAACACTCGCTTGGTCTCAGCAACAGGATATACATAATAACGCAGAACTTGTAAATAAGTATATGAGAAACGCCCGCTTAATTTATGACCAAGCTCCAACTGTTCCACAAATGCTCAGAGAGGCGGTTCGATAAACAGCAAAAAATTGAAAGCTGCCTACGCGCTTTAAGCCCCAAAGCACCTCCCTCCCACCTAAAGAACGCAAAATGGATCCCTACTTTCGCCCTACGGCACTCGACCTTCTTCCTTCGAATATCAACCGTCTTATTGTCTGCGGCGAGTACGGTTGGCAGAACGTCTATCACTACTTCCTACACTCTTGCTATGCTCAGCCTGATGCCAGTTACTGGATTCAGGCTGTGTTTGAACTGTGGCGCAACGCCGTGATGCTTATCATTTTGACAACGATAGTTCTCTCCATCTTTGTCGGTCTGACCCTTATTGTCAATGCTATTGTCTGGCTTATTACACAGGGAGTCAAGAACGCCGCAACTGAGCATGAGCTTCGCACCGCAGCACGCGTAACGCTGAAAAACAAGAGCCAGAAGGTCGCCGCTTAAATCTTCATATCACCAAGCCCTGCCGCCAGTCCACCTAAATTATTGTTAGAAACCACAGAAGACGGTGAGTCGCCAGTCTTTTTCTTTTTCTTAGGCGGTGACGGTGACTTAGGAGACGCAGCCTTAGGCACGGCATCGCCCACCGCAACTAGACTCGGTGGCAACTTCGCCGCCGCATCCAAACTAAACTTAGATGCTATAAGGTCCTTGAGTTTTACGGGCTGTGCTGCTGCCATCACTGACAGGCACATATGACCCTTTTTATTGCTGCGGGTATGAACCTTGAGGCGAATACGAATCCGTTGTGGGCATTCGAAATAGGGGACGCCAAAGTCGCACGTATCCTCGCCGGTATGATAGAGCCCCTTACCGTCTACCTGAATATACTGACATCCTTTCGCCTTATAGAGTTGAGAAATAGTATTATCACCGCAGGAAATATACGTATCTTTGAACTCGGGTGTCTCCTTCTTAATGGCAGTCCATTCGGAGTGGGTTACAGGATGCTCCAGAAATGTAGGTGTCTTACCACCAAAGAGGTTCGCCGCACCAATAATTGTTTCAAAGACAGTCTTGGATACCGGTGGAATCTTACCAGCTCCTACACCAACCCAAACACCCTCCTTATTCTTATCGAGTTTCATCTGCATCCAATCGGGGGTGGGACGCTTTGCCTCCACTCCAATATCACTCTCGGTGCGCCAATTGAGTTTGATATCAATATCCGCACCACAGCCACCCAAGGTCTCCAGCGGTTGTGTATTAAACGGCATTTCCATATAGGGCGATCGAACTGTTTTACAAGTCTTCGCAATCTTGATTTCATAGTTCTTACCGGATACAGAACAACCAGCACCCGCATCACCAATAGGACAACTGTCTGCCAAAGGGCTTTTTACTTTCCGCGTTCGCTTCGGCGGCATCAGCCAATCTACAAGTGTCCTAGAATATTTTATACTCTTGGACATATGTAACTCCACCCCTATTGGAAAAAGATATATACCGCCGAGTCTCTCATTTTTTTAGACAGAATAGATATTCCTTCACTCCACTATCCGCATTGTATTCGTACGACTTGAAGCGTTTGTAGTCAGTCTCTACCACCGAGACTGTACCATACTTTCCCATAAGCGCCAACATTGCTTCCTTAGAAATCAAACTCTCACTGCTGTATGATAGAAAGATCCACGCACACTTGAGCCGGCTAAACAGTCGTTCAAATGCCGCAACAACTTCCTTTTTCTTACAGAATGGCGACATAAAACAGACTTCAGGAATGCCAGTGACACCATCACGTAGCACCGTTGTTGTTTGTACAACCGGTGGAAGCGCAAGAATATTGAGTGGAAAGTAGTTTTTAGAATATTGGCGTTCGTTATAGGGCGGATCGAGATATACCATATCGGCTTCCACTGAATCCAATAGCGAATCTGCCAACACATCGCTGTGAAGGCATCGCGATCCTGCTACCGCCGGTTCACGCAGCGTATGAATCGGCTCAAACACCAACGCCTTTACCGCTTTCTCCTTGAACTGCTTAAGAAAGCAGCCATAGACTGCGGGCACGTTGCTGACGGCATCGGCGCTCACGAGCAATGACGCAAGTAGGAACATATAATCGTCCTTTCGCTCAGGATTCTCCCCAAACTCCGTCTCAATACGCCGACGGATATAATCAATACGACGAGCGTTATCAACAGTGAAGAACATACGGGGGCAGCCATCGTGTGGGCTGTATTTGCGTGTAATCACACCCATAGTATCTGTATCATCGCCCAAATACGTCCCATTTGTTAGATCGCTATTCATTCGTCGAATAAACGATTCGCATTCATATGTGTACACGGACCGCGTAAATGCGTGAACAATCACCGAACTATAGAGTTCAGCGTCGTTGCCAATTACAATGGCACCCAATTCGCGGAAACGGTGTGAGACAATACCGGTGCCGCCAAATAGATCAGCAACGCGTTTACCCGCAAAGCCGCTCCACTGTGTTTTCAATAGAATTGTATCCTCAAGCCATTCTAGCAGCCGAAACTTAGAGCCGATATAGTTCAACCGCCTAACACCAGACATTATTGTTAGAAATCCAGATGGTTTTAAACTTCCCCATATAACTTATAAAAATTGACCCCCCTGCACTCGTCTCCGGACATTTTTAGCCCACTGCACCCCGTTCTTCCGGTACTGCACTTTTCTCCATCCTAAATAAAATGTCCAAGGCGCTTGTGGAAACACTTCAGGCTAGAATTGACAAACAAGACGTTGAGATTGCCGAACTACGTGCTATTGTTACTAAGATCAATAATATACTATTTCCACCATGTCTAGCAACTCCTGCGACAAATACACTCGTATACAATAATCAGAATGCGATTAGTCTCTTTAGCGGCGCCGGTGGCGATACACTTGGACTTGAGCGCGCCGGTTACAAGGTAATCGCCTTCAATGAATTCAAAGAGCCGGCAATCAAGACGCATAAGGCAGTCTTTCCTGAATCGGTGATGCTGGTCAATCCTGAAACGGGTAAGACGGATATCAAGAAGGTACCAGACCAGGTCTTTCAGGAGTATAAGGGTAAGGTTCGCCTTATCTTTGCGGGCTTCCCTTGCTTTGTAGCAGGCACACGTGTTCTAACTGATAAGGGATATATGCCAATTGAATCGGTCACATTAGAGAATACACTATTAACGCATACCGGTAAGTTTCAGCCGATTGTAAATCTTCAGAAAAAGATTTATGACCAAACTCTATACGATATTCGTATTAAATATCATCCAGAGATAATTACTGCTACAGATGAGCATCCGTTCTATGTACGCACGCAGGTGCGCACCTGGGATAATACCAATCGCAAATATACATATGCGTTTGAAGAGCCGCAGTGGAAGAATGCGAAGACGCTAACAATGAGCGATTACTTTGGAATGGTGATTAATAGTAAATCAATTGTACCAGAATTTACACTAAATAAACAAGTGAACGGAGCACGTATAGATAAGTTAATCTACACATTAAACGATCCAGACCAGTGGTTTATGATGGGATACTTCATCGGCGATGGATGGATTGAAGAGACTATGAAAGCAAATGGTAATAATGCGCATAAAATTCGTTTTGCCATTAATAATGCGGATAAAGAGACTGTTCTCCCAAGACTTCAGAAGATTCTCCCCCTAACTGATAAGCAATGTTCAACGGGTGCTGCTGATAAGTACGGCTGCGCAGATTTCGCATGGTATACAATTCTAAAACAATTTGGAAAATATGCGAATGGTAAACTCATTCCAGAATGGGTACAAGATGCGCCGGCAAATCTAATTCAGGAATTTATCAACGGGTATCATGCCGCCGATGGTTGTTTTCATGACAGAGAAGTACGCTTTACAACTGTATCCTACAATCTAGCACTAGGACTACAGAGACTTTATTTGAAACTCGGGCACATTGTATCTGTTCAAAAGACAATTCGCCCTAAGACATATGTTATTCAGGGACGTACAGTCAATCAGCGAGACACATATGTTGTTAATGGTATTATGGATCTACAACGCAATGTGTCATCATTTATTGACGGACAGTATGTATGGATGAAACCGTCTTCTATTCATGTGCGTCCAACAACTCCAGTACCTGTCTATAACTTTGAAGTTGATACAGACAACAGTTATATCGTTGATAACACAATTGTCCATAATTGCCAGGGCTTCAGTCACGCCGGAACAAAACGGGTTGATGATAAGCGTAATGAACTTGTCTACGAATTTGCCCGTGCCGCCCGCATTGCCGAGCCTGAGT